TGAAGAAAAAGCCAAACTAGAAAGATTGGTTAATGAAGGCGTAACAGTACTACAAGAAGTAGAAGATCTAAACTTAGGTCTAAAAGATACTGTAAAAGCAGTAGCAGAAGAACTAGACATTAAGCCTAGTCTTATTAACAAAGCAATTAAGATCGCACAAAAAGGTGAATGGCATAAAGTTGCTGACGAATTTGATGATTTAGAAACACTAGTAGCCACAGTTGGCAGGGACAAATAATTTTGAATAGAGCAATCGACTTTTTTAAAACAAGCTATAGGCTAAGCCCTGTTGCATTCTATTGCGAAATGATTGAGGCATTGTTCTTAATCTCAGCAAGTGCAATATTGAGCTTTACTATATTAGATCCCGCAACAACAATATTTGTACCATTATATTTGGTTGGAAGTTTATTGGGTATTGTTAGTGCAGTTATTAGACAAGCGGCATTTGTAATTATACTTTGTTCTTGGTTTTCAGCAATGAATCTTTGGGCATTAATACAGTTGTTCGTAATATGAAATATATGGTTGACATAGATCAAACAATCTGTTATAATAGTAACAGTGAATATGAATTTAGTGAACCAGATGTTCAACGTATACAACATTTCAATAAGTTGTATAATGAAGGCAATGAAATACATTATTGGACTGCTAGAGGCGGTACCACAGGCAAAGATTGGAGTGAGCTTACTAAAGACCAATTTGCTGAATGGGGTGTACTATACACAACATTGAGTTTTAGAAAGCCACACTATGACATTTGGATAGACGACAAGGCAAGAGAGGCAAATGAATATTTTAGAGAGATTAAAGAAGAAGGTAATCGTCGGCCATAAGCGACAGTATTGGTTTTTGTCAGCCCCAAGTGACATGCGAGGAGTAAAAATATGAGTTATGTAGACGCACAGTTCGATCGTGATCAGGATTTGATCAGAGTAGTCGAACGAAAAGATGGTAAGCGTTCTTACGCAGAATACCCAATCAAATACACATTCTATTATAAAGATCAACGTGGTAAGTACAAAAGTATTTACGGTGATCCATTAAGCAGAATCGTTGCTAAAAATACAAAACAGTTTCGTAAAGAACTAGCTATTAACAATACTAAAGAATTGTTTGAAAGTGATATCAATCCAATCTTCCAATGTTTAAGTGAAAACTATTTAAATGCAGATTCGCCTAAGCTGAATGTTGCGTTCTTTGATATTGAGACAGACTTTGATCCAGAACGTGGCTTTGCTGATCCAAGTGATCCGTTTATGCCTATTACTGCTATTAGTGTACACTTACAATGGTTAGATACATTAGTTACATTTGCTATGCCTCCAAAAGGCTTAACTATGGAACAGGCAGAAGAAGAAGTTAAAGATTTCCCTAACACATACTTGTATGAAAAAGAAGGCGATATGCTAGAAGCATTCCTTGACATTATACAAGATAGTGATATACTTACAGGTTGGAACAGTGAAGGTTATGATATTCCATATACTGTCAATCGTGTAAAAAGAGTTTTAAGTAAAGATGATACAAGACGTTTTTGTTTGTGGAAACAACTTCCTAAAAAACGTGAGTATGAAAAGTATGGTCGTAAAGCAGAAACATATGATCTAGTTGGTCGTGTACATTTAGATAGTTTAGAATTATATCGTAAGTATACATATGAAGAAAGACACACATATAGACTAGATGCTATTGGTGAACTAGAAGTTGGTGAAAACAAGACTGTATACGAAGGTACATTAGATCAACTTTATAACAACGACTTTAAAACGTTTATTGAATACAACAGACAAGACGTTGCACTACTAGACAAACTAGATAAGAAACTAAAGTTTATCGACCTTAGTAACGAACTAGCACACAGTAACACAGTTTTACTACAAACTACTATGGGTGCAGTTGCAGTTACAGAACAAGCTATTATTAACGAAGCACATCACAGAGGTATGCAAGTTCCTAACAGAGTAAAACGTGAGCCAGGTAGTGATCCTGCCGCGGGTGCCTATGTTGCATTTCCTAAAAAAGGTGTACACAAGTGGATTGGTAGTATGGACTTGAACAGTCTGTATCCTAGTGTTATTCGTGCATTGAATATGGATCCAGCGACAGTTGTCGGACAACTACGTCCAGACTTAACTAACGCAATGGTTGAAGATGCAATGACGCTTCAGAAGAAGTCGTTTGCAGGTGCTTGGGAAGGCCGCTTTGGTACTATCGAATACGAAGCAGTTATGGAACAAAAGAAAGACGTTAGTATTACTGTTGACTTTGAAAACGGTGAAAGTGAAATACTTAGTGGTGCTGAAGTATACAAATTAATATTTGATTCGCACAAGCCGTGGATGCTAACTGCTAACGGAACTATATTAACTAACGAGTTTGACGGAGTTATTCCAGGACTACTTAAACGTTGGTATAGTGAACGTAAAGAATTGCAAAAGCAAAAAGGTAAAGCTATTGATGCCGGCAACAAAATTGAACAAGCGTTTTGGGATAAACGACAGCTAGTTAAAAAGATTAACTTGAACAGTTTGTATGGTGCTATTCTAAATCCAGGTTGTAGATTCTTTGATCCACGTATTGGACAATCAACTACACTAACAGGTAGAGCTATTGCAAAGCACATGAGTGCAGAAGTAAACAAAGTTATTACAGGCAAATATGATCATGTAGGCGATAGTATTATCTATGGTGATACAGATTCTGTTTACTTTAGTGCCCACCCTGTACTAAAAGAAGATATTAACAAAGGTGCTATTCCTTGGGGTAAAGAAAACGTTCTTAAACTTTATGATCAAATTTGTGAAGAAGCAAATGAAACATTTCCAAAGTTTATGATGGAAGCATTTCATTGTCCAAAAAGCAGGTCGGACGTTATTGCGGCAGGTAGAGAAATTGTTGCAGAGTCAGGCTTGTTTATTACAAAGAAACGTTATGCGGCTTTGATTTATGATAACGAAGGCGAACGTATGGACGTCGACGGTAAAGTAGGTAAAGTAAAAGCAATGGGTCTTGATCTTAAACGTTCAGACACTCCTGTGTTTATGCAAGACTTTTTAAGTGAACTATTGCTTATGGTACTTACAGATAAAACAGAAGCTGAGATACTTGAGAAGATTACAGAATTCCGTACTGCATTTAAGCTACGCCCTGGCTTTGAAAAAGGTTCGCCTAAACGTGCAAACAAGATTGGCGAGTATCAACGTAAAGAAGCAAAGATGGGTAAAGCTACTATGCCTGGACACGTAAGAGCAAGTATCAATTGGAATACACTTAAACGTATGAACGGCGACAAGTATTCACAAGAAATTGTAGACGGTATGAAAGTTATTGTTTGCAAACTAAAACAGAATCCATTAGGATATACAAGTGTTGCGTATCCAACAGACGAACTCCGTATTCCGGACTGGTTCAAAGAACTACCGTTTGATGATGACGCAATGGAATCAACTATTATTGACAACAAACTAGATAACTTGATTGGTGTGTTGAACTACGATATCTCAAGCACATTACAGAACAATACATTTAGTTCGTTGTTTGACTTCGGAGAATAATATGGCTGTACATGGAATGATAGATTTAGAAACACTAGGCGTTGAGCCAGATAGTGTAATCATAACTCTAGGTGCTATCAAATTTGATCCGTACACTAATGAAGATCCTCATAGTGGATTATACCTACGTTGTGACATCGAAGAACAAAGTGAAAAGCTAGGCAGAAGTATTGACGACAATACTCTTGCTTGGTGGACTAAACAAGATCAAAACATTCAAGACGAAGCATTTGGTGAGCATGAAGATCGAGTTAACATGGATCAACTTACAAAAGCAATTAATAAATTTTGTGTAGGTGTTGACCAACTATGGTGTCAAGGTCCATTGTTTGACTATGCAATATTACAAAACTTATATAAGAATATTAACAAGCCTTGTCCTTGGAACTTTTGGCAGATTAGAGATAGTAGAACTATCTTTAGTATGATGCCTACAGATCCACGTAAAGCAATACAAGAAGAACTGCACAATGCTCTAGCTGACTGTTACTATCAAGCTAAGTGTGTACAACAAACGTTTAAAGCATTTGGAGTATCTAAGTGAGAATACTACTAACAGGACATAAAGGTATGGTTGGAACAGAGTTGTATACTGCTCTAACTAAAGAACATCGTGTTATTGGTATTGACTTAAAAGACGGCAATAACTTACTAGACTGTTCGTTAGACTTCGAAGTTGATCTAGTAATTCATCTTGCAGGCGAAAGCGGAATACCAAAAAGTTTAGAAGAGCCTGATTTGTATTTTCAACACAATGTAATAGCAACCAAAAGATTATTTGATCATTTTAAAAATACTAGAATATTATATGCTAGTTCAAGTACTGCAAAAGAACCTAACAGAAATCCGTATGCTTTAACCAAACATACAGTTGAACGCATTGCACCACATTCAAGTCTAGGTATGAGATTTACAACTATATACAGTAACAACTCAGAACTTAGGCCAAACATGTTAATACCTCGAATTATACGAAATGACGTACCACACGTAACGAATCATAAAAGAGACTTTATTCATGTTGCCGATATTGTAAGTGCAATACTTACATTAATCAAAAACGAAGATGTAAAAGGAGTTATTGATATCGGAACTGGCAAAAGCCAATCACTAAAAAGTATTTTAAAAGAATTTGGAATGAATCCACAAATGAAAATGGATACTCCCAATGAAAGAGCTGATAATGTTGCTGACATATCAGTATTACAAGGCTTGGGTTGGAAAACAACAATTGAGCTAATACAATTCTTAAAAGACAAGAAAGAGCTTGACTTTTCAGAAAAACCTAAATATAATGTATATAACTAATGGAGAAATGTTAAAATGAAAGATATCTTACAAGACGTTGTTGCTCATACACATTCACTAGGATTTTTAACTTTAGTAAAAGTTACTGGTGAAGATGCCGCAACGACAATCGAATCAATGGCAGAAGATAGAAGTGTTATCTTAACTGCTACAACAAAGGCGGCAGTAAACGAATTTAAAGGAACCTTTGGTATGCCTAACTTAGATAAGTTAGCACTACACTTAAAAAATCCTGAGTATCAGAAGCAGTCAAAGATTACTGTAGAGCAACAGGAACGTAACGGTGAAACTTTGCCTACACACTTGCACTTTGAAAATGAAGCAGGTGACTTTGAAAATGATTATCGCTTTATGAATAAAGCAATCATTGATGAGAAACTTAAAACTGTAAAGTTTAAAGGTGCATCATGGGACGTAACTATTGAGCCTACAATGGCTTCAATTACTAGAATGAAATTGCAAAGTGCGGCACATTCAGAAGAAACTACATTTACAGTTAAAACTGAAAATGATAACTTAGTGTTTAGTTTTGGTGATGCTTCGCAACACGCAGGTTCATTTGTATTCCAACACGCAGTTGGTAGTGAATTGAAACATGCTTGGAGTTGGCCTGTAGCACAGGTACAAGCTATTTTAAATCTTGATGGTAAAGTAACTATGAAGATTAGTGATCAAGGTGCAATGGCATTAAGTGTTGATAGTGGTTTAGGTCAGTATGACTATATTCTACCAGCACAAACAAAATAAGGACTTTATGACAAGTGTTGATATTAATGACGATGACAAAACATTTGAAAATGAACAAAGTACAGTAACTATACCTCTTAAGGAGTATGACAGGTTGAGAGAAAAGCAAAAGTATATTACAGACAAAGATATGATATCTGTAGTAGACAAAATTGAAGAACTTGTTAGAGCCCTTAGGAAACACATTATAAGGACGGACGTATAAGTGAACACAGACTTAACAACAGAACAAAAGGACTATGCTACATTCCTACCAGCATTGAGCGGTTTCTTTGCAACCTTTGTAGGTAAGCAAAGACGTGAGGAATACGTAGAGTATAATCGTATACCTAAACACTTTACTAATGGTGTTGAGAGCATGAATTGGCTTAATCCAAGTAAGTCGTTGTTTAACTATCAATGGAGTTTGTATTCCGCAGGACACGCCGAACTTGACATTAACAAAGATGCACCTAAAGAAGATATGATACGAGATAGAGATCGTAACACTTCTTGGATGCTTGGCGATAGTGGTGGTTTCCAAATTGGTAAAGGTGTTTGGGAAGGCAATTGGAAAGATCCTAATTGTCCGAAAGCACAAAAGAAACGTGAGCAAGTTCTTGCGTGGATGGACGCTTATATGGATTATGGAATGATACTTGATATTCCGGCTTGGGTAGCACGGTCTCCCGAAGGTGCTAAAGCAACTGGAATTGACAACTATCAAGACGCCGTTAATGCTACACGTATTAACAACGACTACTTCATGAAACACAGAAGCGGTGCTTGTAAGTTTTTAAATGTATTACAAGGTGAGAATCATGCTGATGCAGAAGATTGGTATCAGCAAATGAAAGATTACTGTGATCCTGTTAAGTATCCTGACACACACTTTAATGGTTGGTCGATGGGTGGACAGAACATGTGTGATGTACATCTTGTTCTTAAAAGACTTGTAGCACTTAGATTTGACGGACTATTAGAAAAAGGTGTACACGATGTAATGCACTTCTTAGGAACGTCGAAATTAGAGTGGGCTACGTTGCTCACAGACATACAAAGAGCAGTACGTAAGTATCATAATTCAAACTTTATGATTACGTTTGATTGTGCAAGTCCTTTCTTAGCAACTGCTAACGGACAAATTTATTGTGAACTTGAAACATTAGATCGTAAGAAATGGGTTTATAGAATGGTGCCAAGCATTGATGACAAGTCGATGGCAACTGACACTACTCCATTTAGTCAAGCATTTGTACGTGAAGGTAAGCACACAAGTTTTAAAGACTCGCCTATTACATCAGGACTAACTGCACAAGATATTTGTAAGTATGCACCCGGCGACCTAAATAAGATAGGCAAAGAAGGCAAGACAAGTTGGGATTCATTTAGTTATGCAATACAAATGGGTCATAATGTGTGGAGTCATATTAATGCAGTACAAGAAGCAAACAGACAATATGACGCTGGTGTTGTTCCTAACATGCTTGTAGAAGAACAGTTTGATAGACTATACTTTAAAGATGTTGTAGAGGCAATCTTTGCAACTGATAATAGAGATGAAGCGAACGCAATAATTGAACATTATAGTAAGTTCTGGATGTCAATTATTGGAACACGTGGAGCAATAGGTAAGAAAACAGTAAACGCACAAACACAATTTGGCAACTTATTTTCAGAGGCTTAATATGGAAAGAGAATATTCAACAGGTACTAAAGACGATGTAATCTACTTTACAGGATATGAAGTAGAAAAAACTCCTGCAGAAGGTGAGCATACATTGTTTGTTACAGGATGTCAACCATTAGAAGATGTATTAGAACAAGCAAAGAAGCACGTAGTAGATCATATTTACTTAGGTGCTAATCACAGTTTTGTTCCAAAAGAAAGTTGGGACGACCTTGTGTTTGGTTTGCTTGACAAGAAATATCTTGTAACACTTGACTATGATGCGAAGTATCATGAATGGGTACTTGAAACAGGATACAACGAAAGACATAATTTTATTAGTATGATTAGTGTTAAACTTCCATACGTGAACCAACTTAACTACAATGCTTGTATTAAGATCGATGATGCAGACTTTGATCATTCTAATCCTGGCGTATGGGTACACAACGTTCACCCATTGCTACAGAGAGATAAGTTTACTGACTGGTCTAAATACGGAGACGATAGCCCTTCGGAGGACTAAATGAAACTACTGCATAGTTTTTGTGATCCTATTGAAACAATGCCTACTGTTACGAGTTATAACGGAAGGTTTATTAATTCTGAAGGTACACATTACTATGACTTAATGGCTGGCAAAGGTTGTAACGTATTAGGATTTAACAACGAATATGTACAATATCATGTTGCTCATGCACATAGAACATTTC